TTTTCTCACCTCCCTTCTGCCCTATTCTACCGCAGAAGGGAGCCAACCACAAGGAGGTTGAAAAACCATGATGAAGATCGTACAGGGAACCTTCCAGCAGATCCCGTTCTGGAAGCTTCGGGCCCGGTTCCGCGAGTGTGGAATGTTTGACGAAGAGGTCGCCAGAGCCGCCGGGATCGCCAACCCGACCATGAGCCGCCGGATGCGCGGCATAGCCCCCTGGCTGACCAGCGAGATCAAAGCTGTGTGCGAGGTCGTCGGCATCCAGCGGGACGAGATTGGCAAGTACTTTTTCCCTGACATGAACAAGGAGGAATCCGCATGAAACTCAAACACTTCACCATCGGTGCCCTGGCCCTCATCGGCGCGGGCGAGATCATCCACCGGGTCGTGCAGGGCACGGCCTGGGCGCTGAGCGCCTGGGGCGGCTGGGACGCCACCGAGGCCACACGGGCCGCACCGTGGCTCTGCGCCGCAGTGGCCGCCGGGCTTGCAATGTCGTTGTACGGCATGTACCAGGACAACCAGCAGTACAAGCGCCAGAGCTACGGCAAGGTGGACTGCTCCGCCTACCGACAGGACCGGAGGGGCGCATGAAAAGCAAATGAGCCCGCCCGTGCTGGTAACACGGACGAGCCCAAAGGGTGATGGAATTGCAAGCCCCATCACCCCGAAGAATAACATACTTTGGAGGAATTTACAAGTGGATTTTACGATCAGTCGGCGGCTGTCGAGCAGCCACCTCTACGCCTACTACAAAAAGCGCTTTTGGTTCTGGGACGACACCCGGAACATCTGGACGGAGAGCCATCTGATGAGTCAGAAGTACGAGCGGGAGCACTCCGCAAGGGCTGCGCTCACGCCGGAGGACTTCATGTCCGACCTGACCAGATTCTCGCCGCTCGATGAATACGAGCTGGATTCCGTTATGGTGGATGCTCTCAAGAACGCTATTCCCTGCAAGACGGTTCCGATCGAGCCGGTGAAGGAGGAATCTGAATGTGTAACTGCCCAGAATGTGGCTGCTGCTGTGACTACGGCAGAGAATGCTGTCCCGACTGCCACAGTGGCAACACCGACCACCTCGGAGAACGTGGCGGATGCACGCTCATCGACCCCCGTGACATCCCTACAGAGCTGCGAATCGGCCCCTGCCGCATCGGCGGGCGGTTCTTCTGCACCGATGACTTCGGCACCCGGTTTTGACTTCGGAGCCGATGACGAGACCAACGCCCTGCTTTTGCAGGACGCGCAGACCTTCATCACGGGCAACATGGCCCGCATCATGGCGGCAAAACACGCCCACGACCTGTGTGCAAACCATTATAAAGGCACCTGGGGCAAGTGGTGCGCAGCGGTCGGAATCAGCCGGGACACCGGTGAAAACATGGTGAGAGTTGCCGAACAGTTCGGCAACATCCAGCTGGAGGGCAAATCTATTCTGGACGTTCAGCCCATGAAACTGCTGTATGCCGCAGCCAAACCCTCCACCCCAGAGGAGGTCAAACAAGCCGTTTTCTCCGGTGACATCACTACTTATAAAGAGTACCAGGAGCTTTTGGTCCAGCTGAAGGCGGAGAAGGAGCGGAGTGCTGCCGCCGAGGCGCGGGAGGAAGAAGTCTGGAAGATGCACGAGGAGGCCAAGCAGCGGGCCGAAACGGCGGAAAACCGCTACAAAGCAGCCTTGGCAGATGTAAACGGCCTTGCAGAGGCGAACCAGCAGAAGAATAAAGAGCTGGAGGCCGCAAGGAAAGACCTTCGCGCGGCGAAGGAGTGCTATTCTGTGGCCAAGATGAACGAAGCGTCCCAGTGCGAGCGCATCAAAATCCTGCAAGAGGAAAATGCCGCCCTGAAAAAACAGCCCATCGCCGCCGTCATCGACGAAGAGGAGATCGACCGCCGGGCCGCAGAAAAAGCCTGGGGCCTTGCCGATGCCCGGAACGCCGAACTGGCCAAGGACAACGCCAACCTAAAAAAACAGGTTGCGGCGCTCCGCTCCCGTATCAACGACGATGCCCAGGCAGATTTTGAGCAGGCCAACTACTGCGCCAGCCTGATGCAGGCAGCGTGGGACAACAGTAAGGCCAGCTATTCCCGGCTGGCAGGCGAGGATCTGGAAAGCACATTTCAGACCATCTGCGGCACCCTGAACAGCATCATGGAAGAAGCCTCTCTGCTCTGCCGCCAGCCGTCGGATCATGACGGAGGCGACAGGGATGAATGAGATGTACAGTCTGGATCTTGACCGCTGCGGCCCGCCGGTGGAGCCGCCCGATGACTATTATTTCCTGCCGCGCTGGGCAGAACAGGAGGAGCTGACCGATGACGAATGAATTGACCGTCCGGGTGGAACGCCCGGTCATCCCGGCCATGAACTGGAACAAGGATGAGGTCCAGAAGAACCTCGACGAAATGCTGGCGGCCTATACCGGCCGGGTCTATACGCCCGACTCCATCAAGAGCGCCAAAGCCGACCGTGCCCTGATCCGGAAGTGGAAGACCCAGCTTGGTTCGGCGCTCACTGCGGCCAACAAGCTCTATACCGACCCGCTCGAATCGTTCAAGACCAGCATCCGGGAGATGCAGGCGCAGTGCGACAAAGCTGCCAATGCCATCGACAAGCAGGTCAAGGCCGTCGAGCAGGCCGAAAAGGACGAGAAGGCCGCATCTCTTCGGCTCGTCTATCAGGACTGCATCGACGAGCTGAAGCCGCTCATTCCCTTCGAACGTCTGCTGAATGCACACTGGCTCAACAAAACATACGACCTTGCACAGGCCGAAAAGGAGCTCCGGCAGGCTGTGGAGAACATCCGAAGCGACCTTGCCTTTCTGCGGGAGACCTGCGGCATCGACCTGGAACCCTGCACGACCGAATATCTGAAGGACTTCAGCGTCAATGCTGCGGTCCGGGAACACAACCGCCGGGAGGACTCCCGGTCAGCCCAGCGGGAAGCGGAAGCTGCCCGCATCGCCGCCGAACGTGCCCGCGCCGCCGCGCCTGTCATCGCACCGCCTACCGAAGAGGAGCGGGAAATGAAAGCAAAAGCCCAGCAGAACACCCAGGCCAGCGCCTTCATCACAGCGTCCGGGCGGTTGGACTGTGAGGTCCTTCAGCAGTTCGCCGAACCTGCCGCACCCACCCGGAAACGGTACAGCTTCTATGTTGACTTCACCGAAGACGACATCCGTTGGTTCAAACAGGGCGCCGCAGAACGCGGCTTCCGTTATGGTTCGATCAAATAATTTTGGAGGTACTACTTATGGCATTTACTCGCAATGGGGCCGCAGCGCCCACCACTTCCGCACCCACTTCTACCGCAAGCCGCATGGCCTCGCTTCAGCGCACCGGCCAGACCGGTGCCGCCCTGCAGGCCGCCACGCCGTCCAAGCCGGTGGAGATCACCGCCGCCGATGGCCAGCACATGGCGGTCACGTTTGACGACGTCCGGAATTTCATCTGCGCCAAGGCCACGGACGCCGAGTGCAAGATCTTTCTCGAAACCTGCAAGCAGTACCGGCTGAACCCCTTCACCAAGGAAGCCTACCTCATCCACTACGACAATAACAGCGAGGATACCCCCAGCACCATCGTCCTGGGCAAGAACTGCTATATGCAGATGGCCGAGCGCCATCCGGCCTTTGACGGTTTCGAAGCAGGCATCATCGTCTTCGATAAGGCGTCCGGCGCGTTGGAAAAACGGGAAGGTTCCATCGTCTATGACGGCGAAGACCTGATCGGCGGCTGGGCCAAGGTCTACCGCAAGGACCGCACCCGGCCCAGCTACGAAGAGGTCCGGCTGACCGAATACGACACCGGCAAATCGCTCTGGAAGGCCAAGAAAGCCACCATGATCCGCAAGGTCGCCCTTGTCCACGCCCTGCGAGAAGCCTTTCCGTCCACCTTCGGTGCCCTCTACGATGAGAGCGAAGTGATGGTCGATGCCGAAAGCACTGCGCGGGAAGTCGAGGACGAGACGACCTCCTACGAGACCGGCGCGAAGGTTTCTCCCAGCTGGACCCGCATCAAGGCGGCAGCGGAGCAGCCGGATGCACTGACCGTGGAGTCCGAGGAGCCTGACGACGACCCCTTCGGAGGTGATGGGCAGTGATTCTCAAGCACAAGACCGGCGTCCTGCTGCATGGGGCCATCGCCAAAGACCCGGTCTTCAAAGACGTGGGCCAGAAGCGCGTCATGAAGTTTGATGTCAAGGCCCACAGCGTCAAGAACGATGCAGGGAGCTGGGAATGCACCTATGTGCAGGTCAACGTCTGGCACGGGCTGGATCAGTGGGACGGAATGCTTCAGAAAAACGATCCCGTCACCGTGTACGCCCGGAAGCTGGACGAGCGCGACTACAACGGCAAGACCTATTACAGCGTAGACGCTGACGACATCCAGCCGGGCGGAGCGGTGATCTTCCGTTGGATGCAGATGATCGCCGACATGATTCCGCCCGCAGAGCCTCCCGCTCTGGTCACGACCGATAAACCGACGCCTTTTGATACCCCCGCTGAACCGGAAGCGGTACAGACCGCTCTCACCGGCGCCCAGATGTACCCCGGCGAACAGCTTTCCGACTATGCTCCCCACAGCGCCGCCCCGCCTGCTGTGGGAACGCCTGAAGCGGACGCACTCATCGACGACGATGCCGACGACCTTCCCTTCTGACGTTTTACGCTGTGCTATCTGGCGATACGGGCATTCTGAGTGGAAGGAGGCCAGGCCGTGCCCATCGACCCATCCCGTGGCTTCGTTGCCTTTCCCCGCGGTCTGACTGACTGGGAATGGTACTCAGAGCCAAACACCGCCCGCTTGTTTTTCCATCTGCTGCTCACCGCAAACTGGCAGGAAAAGCAGTGGCAGGGCATCACGATCAAGCCCGGACAGCTGGTCACAAGCCGTGCAAGCCTCGCAAAACAGCTCAAAATGTCCGAACAATCTGTCCGGACGGCATTGGAGCATTTGAGAACAACCAACTACATAACCAGCCAAACCGGGCCAAAATACACCGTAATCACGATAAATAGTTACTCTGATATCATCTATCCCAACCAAGAAATCAACCAGCAAGTAACCAGCTGCCAACCAGCTCCTAACCACAACTTAACAAGTCTAACAAACCAACAAAGAAACAAGTCGTCGTCTGCGGCTGCGCTGCCTCCGCCGGACAGACCGACGACCTCACCCCTGGTATCAGAGTTTGAACAGGATATCGGCAAGCTGAGTGCCTCCGGGAAGCGGGAGCTGACGGAATACGCCGATCGGCTGGGCGAGGAGCTGGCGCGGGTGATCCTGCGCAAATGCATTGATGCCAGGGCACACAGCTGGGCCTACGTGCGGAAGGCAATGATCGAGGCCGAGACCCAGGGCTGCAAGTCTGCCGAAGAGTACCGCATGACGAACCCCACCGGGGCCGGGCGCAATAAGCGGGTAGACCGCGAGACCCCCAGCGGGAACGACTTCCTGAAAAGCGCGGGCCGCCGCCGTCCGCTCACCAAGAAAAAGGAGGGCCCGGATGTACCGAAACTGTGAGCACTACCCCGACCCGACGGTCGGCCGGGCACTGGAGAACCTCCGCAGAAAGGAGAACCAATTGAACACTGGAAAGCAATTTGAAGCCGACTGGAAAAACTCCATGCCGAAGGACGCATGGTACTACCGCCTCAAGGACAGCGCGGCCGCCTATTACGGCGGAAACGAGAACCTGAGCTTTTCCATCGACAACATCTGCGATTTTGATGTTTACCGCTATCCCATGCACCACTACTTCGAACTCAAGACGATCGAAACGCCCAGCATCCCGCTGGAAAAGATCCTGGGCCGATTCGACCGAGATCGGCAGAAATACCACAAGCTCAAGCACATCACCGATATGGCCCATGCCGCTGAGTTTCGCGGCCAGACCGCCCATGTGGTCATCAATTACCGGGGCAAGGTCAACCGCACCTTTGCCGTTCCGGCCGGCGCTGTGCTGGAGTACATGCAGACCCAGACCCGCAAAAGCATCCCGTGGCAATGGGCCGCCCTGAACGGCATCGAAGTGGAACAACACTTGTTGCGTGTTCATTGGCGGTATGATGTGGAAGGGCTGCTGAGTGCGCTGGAAAGAGGTGAATCCCAATGACCTACGAAGAGAAAAAAGAGTGGCTGGGCCGTTATCGGGAAGCCGAGAAAAAATACAACCGCTTATCTGAGCGGCTTGCCGAAGCACAGACTGCGACCCGGCGTATCACGCAAAACATCAGCGCTGTTCCCGGCGGTGCCGGGGATGGCCAAAATCTTGCCAGGGCGGTCGAGCGCGAGGAAGAGGCCGAGCGTAAAGCCTATGCCCAGCGGGCAATATGCGACACTCTGTTTGAAGAAATCGACGAAGCGTTGGAGCAGCTGGAAGATTATCGCGATTACTGCGTCCTGCGGGAATATTACCTGAACCTTCAAACATGGGAACAGATCGCCGCAAGGATGAACATTTCTCCTCGCTGGCTCCACCACCTGCGCGCACACGCCATCGAACAGCTGAATATTTGAGGTTAGTTCACTATTACATCATTGTCAGTTCACTGTTTTATGCGGTAAACTGATACCATCGGCAGAGCCGAAAAGGCCAACCGATGCAACGCAGCCCCCAGAACGTTTTCCTCCTCCCCGGCATCATCAACCTTGTGTACCTTACGCGATGGATTTCTCCTTTGCGCTCTGCGGGCTGCTTCAATGACCTATTCCCTGCATGGAAACATGCGGGGATTTTTTATGCCCAGAACGAGAGAGGTGGTGACGTGCCGAATGAGAAGAATCTGGTCTCGCTTGCTGACCGAACAACGAGCGAACAACGAGAGATCGCCCAGAAGGGCGGCATCGCCTCCGGTGCGGCCCGCCGACGGAAGCGTTCGATGCGGGAGGCGGCGGACTACTATCTCAGCCTGCCGGAGACCGACCGCCGCCGGGTGAATGCCATGCTGCGGGATCAGATCGACCCGGAAGACGTGGACAACCAGATGGCCGTTGTCGTCGGCATCACGGAACAGGCCAAGCGCGGCAACCCGCAGGCAGCTTCGGTGCTGCTGAAGATGCTGGACGAGGATACCCCGCAGGATGATCCCGCCGCCGATGCTCTGGAAGCGGCCCGCAAGCTGCTGGGAGGTGTAGACAGTGCCATTGACTGAGTTTCAGTTGGAGTATCTCCGCAACTGTTCCCACCGCTGGAACGTCAAGACCGGGGCCACCCGCTCCGGCAAGACCTACCTCGACTGTGCCGTGACCATCCCACAGCGCATCCTCGCCGCCAAAGGCGAAGGGTTGCTCGTACTCATGGGCAACACCCTAGGAACTTTGGAGCGCAATGTGCTTTCCCTGATGCGGGAGCTCTGGGGGCCGGACCTTGTGGGCGTCATCCGCACCTCGGCGGCTGGCAACGTGGTCCAGCTGTTTGGCCAGAAGGTCTATGTCCTCGGTGCCGACAACAAAAAGCACATCGCCCGCATCCAGGGTGCCGCCTTTGAGTACGTCTACGGCGACGAGATCACGACCTGGGACGAGGGCGTCTTCCAGATGCTCAAAAGCCGCCTGTCCTGCTCGCATTCCCACTTTGATGGAACCTGCAACCCGGAAAGCCCGACGCACTGGTTCAAAAAGTTCCTGGACTCGGATGCGGATATCTACTGCCAGGCCTACACCATCGACGACAACCCGATGCTGCCGCCGAAGTTCGTGGCCGACCTGAAGCGGGAGTATATGGGCACCGTCTATTACAACCGCTTCATTCTCGGCCAGTGGATGGCAGCCAACGGCGTAGTTTACCGCCTGCTGGCCGACAGCCTCGCCGCCGGGGATGGGCGGTTCTTCTGGCCCACCGAGAAGCAGCTCGCCCCCTGGCGCATCCGCGTCGGGGTGGACTTCGGCGGCAACGGCTCCAAACATGCCTTTGTGGCCACGGCCATCCTGCCGGGGTATTCCGGCGTGGTGGGGCTGGCCTCCCAGCGCATCGACCCGGTGGCGCAGGATGCTGACTATCTGGCCGACAGGCTCATCGAATTTTGCATCGCCGTCTTTTCCCGCTACGGCGAGATCCAGTACATCTTCTGTGACTCCGCCGAGCAGACGCTCATCAATCACATCCGCAACCGGCTGCGCCACTGCAAACTGAGCTGGCTGGCCGACCGAGTGGAGAACAGCGCCAAGATCCGCATCAACGACCGCATCCGCCTGACCTGCATCCTGATGGGCGGCGGGCGGTTCTGGCTGCTGCCCGGAGCGGCCACCCTCCGGGACGCCCTTGCGACGGCCCTGTACAGCGGCAAACACCCCGGCATCGACGAGCGCCTGGATGACGGCAGCACCGACATCGACACGCTGGACGCCTACGAATACACCATCGAACGCGATTTCAAGAGGTTGACCAACACATGAACATTTCCGCCTTTCTGGGCTACCTGAACAAGACCCGCGGCTACCATCTGGATGCAGACTATTCCGGATACATCGAGACCTGGCGGCAGTGGTGGAAGGGTTCGGTGCCCGGTGTCCACACCCGATCTGCCGAATACGCCGACGGAACAAAGAAACGGAAGATTGCCTCCCTGCGGATGCCGAAGCGCGTCTGCGAGGACTGGGCCAATCTCCTTCTGAACGACCGCACCACCTTCCAGATCGCGGACGAGAAGACCGCCGCCTATCTGCTGGGCTCGGATGAGCAGCAGGTGGGCGGACTGCTCCGGGAGCTGCACTTCTGGGACAACGCCAACAAGCTGGTGGAGCAGGCCTACTGGTCCGGCACCGGGGCCTTCGTGCTCAGCGTCACCGGCGTAAAGGGCGAGGGCGGCGCACTGATCGCACAACCGGATGCCCGCATCGAGCTGGACTATGACCCGGCGTCCTGCATCCTTCCCCTGAAGGTGGAGCGCGGCATCGTGACCGAAGCGGCCTTTGTCTCGGAGTGTATGCGGGGCGGAAAGCCCGCCGTCTACTTGCAGACCCACACCGGCGACACGACGAGCCGCACCATCCGGAACGAGTGGTTTGCTGTCACGGATACTGTCAGCGGCATCCCGGAGTTCTCCCCGCTGCCCGCACCGAAGGGCACCGTGGAGAGCATCACCGTGCAGGGGTCCCCGCCGTGGTTCGCGCTGTTTTCGCCCGCTGCGGTCAAGAACATTGACGGCGGCACCGGCCTGGGTATGAGCGTCTTCGCGGAAGCTCTGGATGAGGCGCAGGGCATCGACCTTGCCTTCGACAACTACCGCGAAGACCTCCGGCTTGGTCACAAGAAAATCTTCTACTCCACGGACCTCTGCCGGAAGGTCGTAGACAAAGACGGCGTCGAACACCACATCCCGCCGGACGATGATGTGGTGAGCCAGTTCGTCACCCTGCCGGAGAAAGAGGGCAGTCTGGACAAGCAGAGTGAGTATCACGAGTACAACCCCGACCTGCGGGTGGAAGCCAACCACCGGGCCGTGCAGGACATGCTCGACCTGTTCAGCTTCAAGTGTGGGCTGGGATTTCACCGGTATAAGTTCGAGACCGGCAACGTCACCACGGCCACCGAGTACACCGGCAGCCGACAGGACCTTGTGCAGAACGCCAACAAGAACCAGATCTCCATCGAAACGGCTCTGATCGGCATCGTGCGCAGCATCCTCTGGGCAGCAAAGAATCTGCTGGGTGCAGAGGTGGACCCGGAAACCGCCATTTCCGTGAACTGGGATGATTCCTACATCACCGACGCCGAGACCCGGATGGGCCAGATGCGGGACGACGCCCTCAGCGGCCTGCTGCCGCGTTACAAGTACCTCGCGGCCCGGTACGGCGTCAGCGAAGAGGAAGCCCGGAAGCTGGCCGAAGAGGCCCGCACCGAGAACCAGCAGCCGGAGCTTAGCTTCGGCGGAGGTGCCTGATGCTGGCCCCGGACTACCTCGACCACGCACCCGACCGGCTGGTCCTTTTATTTCAGCAAGTTGAGGACGACATTCTGCGGGATGTGGCCCGACGCATTTCCAAGATGGAGACGCTGACCCCGACCGCCAACTGGCAGCTGTGGCGCTACCAGCAGACCGAGGCCGTCCGGCAGGATGTCATCAAGAAGCTGGCCCGCTACACCGGCAAGAGCGAAGCCGCCATCCGGCAGCTCATGCAGGAAGCGGCCACGCGGGCACTGGAAGCCGAGGACCGGATCTATTATCACTACGACCTGGAGCCAACGCCCTTTGCCGAGAATGAGACCCTGCAAGCCCTGCTGAATGCGGGCTACCAGCAGACGGCAGGCACCTTTTCGAACCTCACCGCCACTACGGCCAACACCGTCTCCGGGCAGTTCGAAGCCGCTCTCGACCGGGCACACCTCAAGGTGAGCACCGGTGCGTTTGACTACAAATCAGCCATCAAGAGCGCGGTGGACTCGCTGGCCGACACCATGAAGTACGTCACCTACCCAACCGGCCACCAAGACACGCTGGAAGTTGCCGCAAGAAGATGTGTTCTCACAGGTATAAATCAAACGTGCGCCAAACTGCAACTGGAGCGGATGCGGCAAATGAACGTTCGCTACGTTCAGACCTCCTGTCATGCTGGTGCACGTCCCTCTCATGCAGAGTGGCAGGGAAAGATTTTTGCTCTGAATGGATTTTATGGTGTGTAAGGTCTTGACTTGTTGTTAACAACATGGTATAGTGTTGTTAGCAACAAGGAGGTGAACTGGTGACTGAAAAAAGTCGTGCTGAATACTTTCGTGAACTCAGAAAAACCAAAAAACAGCTGGTTTTCCTTGTTGATAAGGACAAAGCTGAAGCTCTTGACGAAAAGCTCTCCAAGCAAGGAGAGGGCCGTACAGAGTGGTTTCGACGAATTCTTGACGAAGAACTCAGCAAATAAAAATAACCGCAAGCTGGAAGTTTGGACGCCAACAGCTTACGGTTATTCACAACACCAGAGGAATTGCCATCTGGTAAATCTATTATACCATTCGGCAACACCTCTTACAAGAGAATAAGAGGTAAAAATCATGACCAAAGCAGAATCCGCACTCCACATGATCAAAAAAGAGCGTGAGCAAAACAATAACAATCGTCTGTTTGCGCGTGAAATCAATGCTGTCTATGAGCAGCATCCTTCCGATGTCTATGCATTCGGCATCGATATGTTCCTGCTGGGCATTGCCAAAGGCCGCCGCATGGAGAAGGCCGCGCAGAAAGCAAATAAATGTAATGATGTGGAACGCCAGTGCTACATTGATGCAGTTGCCCGGCTGCTGAAAAAGGCCGACCTGCATAAAGTAGACCTTGTATGGACGTATGCCAGCCATCTGATTAAGGAGGTGCCCGCTGATGGGAAAATTCATTGACTTGACCGGTCAGCGATTCGGGAGGCTCGTTGTCAGGGAACTTGTGCCGAGTGATGGTCGCAAGGGTACCTTTTGGCTGTGTCAATGCGACTGCGGTAATACCACAGTAGTTGCGGGTCAAGAGCTACGCCGGGGCGGCACAAAATCCTGCGGATGTCTGAAAGGGAACCACCCCATCAAGGACTACACCGGCAAGAAAATTGGAATGCTTACCGTTTTACGCCGCGCAGATAAAAATATTGACAACTGCGCAGCTTGGGTTTGTCAGTGTTCCTGTGGGAATATTGTCACACTACGGTCAGGTGTTTTAAGAGCCGGTCAAAAATCTTGTGGTTGCCTGCGTCGGTTATCTCCCAATGTAAATCCACTTTTCCTCAAGGGACACAAGAACCGGCTCTATAATATCTGGTCAGGTATGAACTACCGGTGTACACACCCAAAAGCTTCTCACTGGCAGGATTACGGCGAAAAAGGCATCCGTGTATGTGACGAATGGAAAAGCAACTTTCAAGCATTTGCCGAGTGGTCTATTGCTCATGGGTATACACCGAATCTTGAAATCGACCGTATCGACAGCAATGGAAATTATTGTCCTGAGAACTGCCGTTGGGTAGACCATAAGGTCAATTCCAGAAATAGAGGCGTCAAGCGCTCAAACAAAACAGGCGTGACCGGTGTTGCATGGCGCAAAGCCCGCTCTGGTGATGGAGGTTCATGGCGCGCTACCATTGGGGTCGATGGAAAAAACATCAATCTTGGAGCTTATGCCAATTTTGATGACGCCGTAGCCGCCCGGAAGGAAGCCGAGTTGAAATACTGGGGCAAGTAAAACTAAATAACTGAAAGAGCATCCGAAAGGGTGCTCTTTTTGTTGTAGGGGGTGATGCAGTGAGTTCCGACAATTTCGATTATCCTGATTTCATATCCAGCACCGGCTATGGTACAGGAGAAGGCTTATGTGGTTGGAACTGTTAGAGCCGCCACACCTTCTTCGCCGTCTTTCCGGAGCTGGGTGCACCGCCTGCATGGACGCAGGAAAGCCTCGACGCCCTGAATGCCCGCGACATTGAGTATGACGGGAAGAAGTACACCCAGTACGAGATCAACCAGATGCAGCGGGCCAGAGAGCGCACCGTGCGCAAGTACAAGCGCCGGTATCTGGCCGAGGACGCCGCCGGGGCTGATACGACCCAGAGCGCCGTGAAGCTCCGCGTTGCGCGGGCAGAGCTGGCCGATTTCACTGCCAGGACCGGCGGCCGGGTGGACAGCGCCCGCACGATGGTCTCCGGGTTTGGGCGGAGTCAAAGCAGCAAGGCAACGTGGGCGGCGAAATAATCAACCCAAAATATCAGCATCGGGCGATCCATCGGCGCAAAAGCCAAAAACTACGTTGTCGTTGACAAATCGACCGGAGAAGAATATTATTTTGTTGAGGGAACTAGAACACAGAACGCACAGGTTTTTGCAGGGAAAGGCGGCGTGAAACCGCTTCACGAAGAGGTTGCGCAGGGATTGGCCGCTGAGTTTGGCGGCAAGCCAGAGGATTGGCAGCACTGCAAGGGCAAAGGCTGGCTCGATGTGGATGGAGAATCGGTAAAGGCCGAAGTCCACTGGTTCCAGAACGGAAGCGAAAAAGTCAAATTCAAGGTAAAGAGGTGGCTGTATGACGAAGATTGACACTGTCCGCTATATCGGGGAGACATCTCCGTTGGAGCTGACCCACGGCAAGGTCTACAAAGTTCTTTCCATCGAGCGCGGCTGGTATCGCATTATTGACGATACCGGAGAGGATTATCTGTATCCCTCCGGAAATTTTGAAATCATCAACTGAACCACGATGCACACGCACCGTGGTTTTTGTTTACCCATTTTTAGCACGATGCAGTTTGCACCGTGCTTTTTTATGCCGTCTTAGCTCATTCTGGAAGAGCACCGGTCTCCAAAACCGGAAGCGGGAGGTTCGATACCTCCAGACGGTGCCATCGCAGCGGGCAGTGCGTACCCTGCCCACAACCGGACGCAGACGGAGAACTGCGTCACCAAACCGAGGTTTTACCCACAGAAAGGAGTTTTTTACCATGAAACGCGAAGATGTGAAGAGCCATATTCCCGGCATCACCGAGGAGCAGCTGAACTGGCTCATGACCGAGAACGGCAGCGACATCAACCGGGAAAAGGCCACGGGCGAGCAGTACAAGACCCAGCTGGCCAATGCGAACGCCCAGCTCAAGACCGCACAGGACGGGCTTGCCGCATTCGACGGCAAGAAGAAGCCCGAAGAGTATGAAGCCGACATTGCCAAGCTCAAGGCCGACATGCAGAGCCAGGCGGAGGGCTTCGCCTTTGACAATGCCCTCAACACGGCCATCCTGGGCAAGAAGGGACGCAGCGTCAAGGCCGTGCGGGCTCTGCTGGATGTGGACGCCCTCAAGGGCTCCAAAGACCGCTCCACCGACATCGACAAGGCGCTGGAAGAGGCCGCAAAGGCCAACCCCTGGGCCTTCGGCGACACGGAACAGCAGCAGAAGGGCGCTGGCACCTACTCCACCGGTGCCGAGCACGGCACCCCGCCCACCGGGGACACCGACCCTGTCCTCTCCGCGTTCCAGGCGATGAACCCCGGCATCAAGATCGACTGATAGAAAGGAAACATTATGGCACACGAAGCACAGGTTCGTTATTCCCAGCTCGTAGACCTGAAGCTGCGGGCAACGCTGGTCAAGAAGATCGGCGTCATCTGCAACAACCGCTACGAAGGCAGCCCCAAGGCGGGTTCCGTCAAGGTCCCCGTCCGCGACACCGAGGTCGTCGTGAACGACTACGACAAGTCCACCGGCGCGAAGCGCACCGCAGGCGACACCTCCTACATCACCGTCAACATCGACCACGACAAGGCCGTCAACGAGATCATCGACGGGTTCGACGCCGAGAGCGTTCCCGGCAACCTGGTGGCCGACCGTCTGGACAGCGCCGGTTATTCGCTGGCTCTTCAGATGGACACCGACGGCTCCACGGAGCTGACCACTGCGGGCACTGCCTTCGGCACCACCACCGCCCTGACCGAGAAGACCATCTATCCCAACATCGTGGACGCCCGCACCCAGCTGTCCACCATCGGCGTCCCCACCTCCGGCCGCTGGCTGCTGGTCTCTCCGGACACCTACGGTCTCCTGCTGAAGAGCCCGGAGTTTATCAAGGCCTCTGACCTGGGCGACGCCGTGGTCCAGACCGGCGCAGTGGGCCGCATCGCAGGCTTCACCGTCTTCGAGGATTCCACCCTCGGCGAGAACGTGGAGTATGTGGCAGGCCACCCCAACTGGTTCGCTGTCATTGAAGAGTGGGCCGTGCCCGTCCATGTGCAGGACCTGTCCGGTTCCGGCGACTTCATCGGCGCATCTGCCGTGCAGGGCCGCAAGGTCTACGCCCACAAGGTCACCAAACCCAAGACCATCCTCGTGAAGAAGAAGGCAGGCTAACCCTCCCCTGCCAGGGGGCCAAGAATCAAGGAGTTTTATATGCTCTACTGTACCTACGATGATTACCAGGCCGCAGGCGGTGCGCTGGAACAGGACGCCTTCGCCCCGCTGTGCATCCGGGCCTCGAAGCTCATTGACCGGATGACCTTTGGCCGGGCCGAGGCCCACGCCATGGTCTGCGAGCGCTGCGCGGGAGACCTCCGGCTGGCGGCGGTCCAGATCATCCAGATGCTGAGCCAGACGGAGGCCGTCAAGACCTCCACCGGCTACGCACCGGGCGTGTCCAGCGTCAACAACGATGGGTATGCCGTCACCTTTGCCGACGGAGCCCTGGCCGAACGGACCGCGGCCGAGGCCCGCAACATCCTTGCCGAGTGCCTGGGCAGCGACCCGCACGGCCTGCTGTATCGGGGGTGTTTCTGATGCAGTGCAGCGTCACCGTCGTCAACCTCGTGCACGACGTCAAGACCGAGACGGACACGCCGGTCTGCAAGGTGCTGGCGGGATGCAGCTGGCGGGAGACACAGACCACCCAGAGCGGCGACCCGCAGCGGGTGGTGCATATCCGCCTGCCGCCTGCTGCGGGGTATCTGCCCTATGCCCAGTGGGCCAAGCTCCCCGCTGCCGAAAAGGCCGCGTACTGGACCCTCAAGCGGGGCGACAAGCTCATCGTGGGGGCCGTCCGCAGCCTGACCGAGGCCGAGTACACCGCCCTCGAAAAGACACACATCTGCTGCACGGTGGCGGCGGTCTCCGACAACCGGGAACCGCTGATGCCGCATTTTCATGTAGAAGGGAGCTGAACGCCATGTCGAAGCCTGTTTTTGAGCAGCCCTACGGCCTGAAGTATCAGGTGGACGGCATCCAGATGCAGCTTTCGTGGCGGCCCGACTTCGGGGCTGAGAAGACGGCAGCATTGCAAAAGGCGCAGTATGCCATGGCTCAGGAAGCCGCCCGGCTCATCGACAGCTATGTCCCGCTGGACACCGGCACACTGAAAAACAGCGTGCAGACCGCTTCCAAGTACGACGAGGGCCTTTTGGTGTACAACACCCCCTACGCCCGCAGGCAATATTACCAACACGCCGAGGGAAGCGACCTGCACACCTTCATGGGCAACAAGGAACGCGGCCAAGAGGCCGACAAGTACAAGGGTCTGCGCGGCTCCTACTGGGGCCAGCGGGCACTTGCCGACATGGGCGAACATCTCGCCCTTTATGCGACCCGTGCCGTTACCACGTTCTGGGGAGGGATGGGCCACTTATGAGCGAGAAAGCCACCATCACGGCTATGCGGGAATGGCTCAAGACCTGCCCGCTCATTGCCGAAGAGCAGACCGAGAACGGCGCGGCCTTCCGCATCGCCGGGCTGTCCCCGGAGCCGGTGGCGGAGTTCTCCATCGAGGACAGCCCCACCGACCCCGTTCTGACCAGCTACTTCTCCGGGCGAAACATGGCGAAGAGCTATGTGTTCCTGAGCCGCCGGGAGTACAGCGAGGCCCAGAGCGTCCAGATCGCAAACAGCGGCTTCTTTGAGCAGCTGACCGACTGGGTGCTGGCCCAGAACGACCGGCATAATTTCCCCCGCCTGGAAGCCCCCAGGCAGCCCCTCAGCGTGTCCGTGACCGCGTCGGGCTACATCGTTACCAGCAGCGCCGGAAGCTGCAAGATGCAGATGCAGCTCCGGCTCGTCTATTATCAACCGAAAGGAGTTTCTGTATGACCGTTACCGAAGCTGTTACCAATTCCGGCCTGACCCCCAGCGCCAACTATGCCGGCATCGAGGAGACCGATGATTTCGTCTTCGCCGTGCAGACCGAGAGCACCCAGACCAAAAAGAGTGACTGGATCGTCTGCGCCGACCATGTGCGGGAGCACTCCGGTGCCCTGAACGCATCCACCAGCGACAACACCTACATCCGCACCGGCCCTGTGACCAACAAGAGCCACGCGCAGCGCACCCTCACCATCAACGGCGACCGCTGCCCCGGCGACCAGTTCCAGGATTTCCTGCTGTCCCATAAGATGCTGTACGGAACCGGCCAGAGCGTTATCGTGCCGTACCTCTACTTCTCCCTGCGCACCGGCAAGGGCGAAGTCGGCAAGGCTGCCATCATCGTCACGTCCGACGTCGGCGGCTCTGCGGGCGCGATCGCCACCTTTGCCGCCGACGTGAAGGGCATCGGCACCCCGGCGGAGTTCGACTACACCACCGAAGCCTGAGTGCGAAAGTTAAAAAAGCTCTTGACTTTTCGTGTACACGGTATATAATATTTGTGTACACGAAAAGTGAGGTGATAAGATGTCGCCCCGTACAGGCAGGCCAAAAGCTGAAAACCCTAAAGATATTCAATTAAAAATCCGAGCGGACGAAAAAACCATGCAGGATTTGGATTTTTGCTGTGAAAGGTTGAACAAAACGCGCAGTGATATCATCCGACTGGGTATCCAAAAGGTTAAAGCTGAAGCAGAAAAAGAATAACACCGTCGCCCTCGCCGCACTGGAGGCAGACGAGACCTTTGATCGCCTGAAAAAGTCGGTGCACTGAACCCCATACATGACAAGAGCCGAAGCCCTGTGATAAGGCTGCGGCTCTTGTATTTATTGTTCGGTTTCGTCCGGGACGTACTCCAGAATGTCGCCGGGCTGGCAGTTGAGCGCTTTGCAAAGACGTGAAATAGTGTCCATCGTTACACTTTTTCCAGCACGCATACTCGTGAGTGCATTTTCAGAGACAATTTTCTCTTTGCGGATTTGATAGGTTGTTAAGCCTTTTTCTTTCATTAGCTCGAATAATTTCGCGTAACTAATCGGCATTGTTGTTCCTCCTACTATTTTCTAATAGAAGTATATCACCGTCGTGCACTGGAATCAATGTATAAAATATACATGAAATTCGGTGCATCTTTGTATATTGCGTCAATAGATTGTACACTGACTTTCATGTATAATAATCTTGTGAGCAAGAGGGGCGGAAAGGAGGACGCCCATGAAGTTCAAAGATTTTCAAAAACTGAACCGTGAACAGCAGCGCGAAAAGTTTGAACGATATAAAAAAGAATGGTTAGCCGCTCGTAACAGCTAACCACCCAAAGCACAAGAGCCGCTAGGTAACAGCCCCTCTTGCTCTTTTATTTTATATGATTTCACGGAGAAAGTAAAGGCTTTTATCATGAAAGAGTACGGGAATCTTCGCAAAGATGTCAACATGGCCAATCTGGATAACCTGATGTTGGAGCTTCGCTGTGACAGCGATATGCTCAAGGCTGTCCATGTTGCAATGGTGGAAGGCCCAGACCGGGCCGACAACTACACAAACGCCCTGTTTGGTGTCCTGGTAGCCTTCTGGAACCTGATCGACAAGTTTTCCGATGAAATTTATGAAGAGGTAAAAGACCATGAATGATATGCAGACTTTCACTTACAACTCCACCGAGGTCCGCACCGTGGAGATGAACGGCGAGCCATGGTTCGTCCTGAAGGACGTATGTGAGGTTCTAGGCATTGCAGATCACAAAGTGACTGCCCGGCGTCTTGAAACGGATGAGGTGTGCCAGACACCCCTCACCGACAGCATGGGGCGTCAGCAGGAAACCACCGTCATCAACGAGTCTGGTCTGTACAATGTCATCCTGCGCAGTGACAAACCGGAAGCCAAGCCTTTCCGCAAATGGGTGACCTCCGAGGTCCTTCCCAGTATCCGCAAGCATGGTGCCTACATGACCCCGGAGACTTTACAGGCGGCTATCCTGAACCCGGATACGATGATTCAGCTTTGCCAGCAGCTCAAGGCCGAGCAGGACAAGAATGCTCAGTTGATCGCGGTGAACAGTCAGTTGACCGTAGACAAGCAGATCATGCAGCCCAAAGCGGACTACTTTGACGAGCTGGTAGACCGCAACCTGTTGACAAACTTCCGCGAAACTGCCAAGCAGTTTGGCGCCAAAGAGAAACCCTTCATCCAGTTCCTGCTCGATAAAAAGTACATCTACCGCGACAAAAAAGGCAAATTGATGCCCTATGCCGAGAAGAACAACGGCTTGTTCGAGGTGAAGGAATGCTTCAATGAGAAGACACAGTGGAGCGGCACACAGACTCTTGTGACGCCCAAGGGCCGCGAAACGTTCCGGCTGCTGTATTTGTAAAACCGCATATTTCATCCCTGCATTCCACTTTGGAATGTGGGGATTTTTTATGCCCGAATAATAGGAGAACCCCATGAAAATCTTTGAACAGGAATTTGATTTTTCCCCGCTGAATGCCAATGACATCGAGCGGATGGAGCAGGCAAAGGCTCAGCTGGACCGCGAGACTGAGGCAGAACGCCAGCGGCTCCAGCGGGAACGTGTCAGCTATGCCGATGGGCTGCGCGGCCAGTGCCGTTTGCTGATGCACTTTCTGGATGGTGTGCTGGGCGACGGTGCCTCTGCCCGCCTGGGCCTGGATGGCAACGACTTCGGCAAGGCGCTGGAAGTCGTCGTCGAGATGACCCGCGTCGTCAACGAGGGCCGCAAAAAATTTGCCCTGTCCGATGGTCCCGTTGCTCCATTCCCGCAGAACCGTGCCCAGCGCCGCCAGCAGAAGAAGCATAAGCCCCGCAGCCGCTCCGAGGGGTTCGGCCCCGCTGTGCAGATGGTGGAGCGCGTGGACGACAAAGCCGCCCTCCGGGCCGAACTGCTGCGTCAGCTGAACGCGCTGGAACATGCGTGATATTTTGTTGGAACCGCTGCCGACCGAATGGGAGGGCCGCGCCATCGACCCGGATTTCCGGCACATGGTCTGGCTGAGCAACCAATATCTGCGCGGCAGAGCCAAAGCCGACCCGCAGGGCATGGTGCTGGAAGCCGTCCGGCGGTTCTACCGGGACCCGGTGCCGCCGCTCGAAGTTCCCGCTTCCTTTCAGGCGCTGCTGAGGTTCTTCACAAGCGGCACCGAGACCGCCAGCAGCGGCAAGGGCAGCGGCGGCACGGCCACGGTCAGCTTCGACTACGCCTTCGACGCGGACTACATCGTGGCCGCGTTCCAGCAGGCCTACGGCATCGACCTGACCGTCACGCAGATGCACTGGTGGCGGTTCCGGGCCTTGTTCCGGGCCCTGCCGGAGGACACCCTCATGGCCAAGATCATGTCCTGGCGCAGCATGGATACCTCCGACATGGACGGCAAGACCCGCCAGCGGTACGAGGACCTGAAGGAGGCCTTTGCGCTGCCGAAAGAACTGAAGGGAGGAAAGCGCATTGTTTCCGTTGCCGACCACAACGCCGCCTTCTATGCACGGTTCCGGCACGACTGACCAGCGTGTTCCGGTGCGCTGCCCCTTCTGCGGCAAGGCGCTGCCCGTCTGGGCCGTGCAGGACGCCGCAGCCCACGGCGTGTGGGTCAAATGCAAGAACCCGGCCTGCCGCCGGGAAATCGAGATCATGTTATAACAGCCTGTGCCCTTGTGCCCGCGCTCTGAATGAGAGGTGGACATCGTGGCAGATTTCAGCATCACCGGCGAAGTAAAGCTCAACAGCGACCCTGCAGAACAAAGCGTCAACAAGTGGACGGTCGCGGCCGGAAATCTGATCGCAGATTTTGTGAAGAGCGCGTCCGGTCAGGTAAGCGAGCTTGTCAGCTCCGCAATCGACGGCGGCGCAGCACTCCAACAGAGCATCGGCGGCGTTGAGACGCTGTTCAAGGACAGTGCGGAGACTGTCAAAGCAAACGCGGCCGAAGCCTACAAGACGACCGGTCTGAGCGCAAACGCCTATATGGAGCAGACCACCAGCTTCGCGGCGTCTTTGCTGTCCAGCCTTGGAAACGACACCGACGAAGCCGCCCGCGTTGCGCACATGGCGATGGTGGATATGTCCGACAATGCCAACAAAATGGGCACGGATATGTCGGCCATCCAGAACGCCTATCAGGGGTTCGCCAAGCAGAACTACACAATGCTTGACAACCTCAAGCTCGGATACGGCGGCACAAAAACAGAAATGGAACGCCTGCTGGCAGACGCAGAAGCGTTCAGCGGCGTACATTACGACATCAACAACTTGTCGGACGTTTACAACGCGATCCATGTTGTTCAGAATGAGCTGGGTATCACAGGCACGACCGCCAAGGAAGCCGCAACGACGATTTCTGGCTCTGCTGCTGCAATGCAGGCATCGTGGGAGAATGTGCTTGCGAACCTGACCCTCGGAGAAGATCTGAAGCCCGCTCTGGAATCTCTGGTCGATACCACCAAGACCTACCTTTGCGGAAATCTCCTCCCGGCGGTCGGGAACATCGTAAGCGGCATTCCACAGATCATCACGTCCATTGCACCTGAAATTCTGGATGCTGGTTCAGAGTTTCTTGATGTTGGTCTTGAACTGGTCTCGAACCTCGGCAGTGGTCTGGTGCAGGGCATTCCCGACTTACTGAGCAACGCTCTGCTGATCATTGCAGACCTTGCCAGCGGTCTGCGAGAAAACGCTGGCAAGATCGTTGACGCAGGTCTCGACCTCATCGTCAACCTCGCCACAGGGCTGATGAACGGCCTGCCACAGATCATCGCATATCTTCCCGGCATCGTCTCGGATATTGCCGGAATCATCAACGACAACGCGCCGAAATTGCTGGCCGCAGGCGTTGAACTGATCGTCGTCCTCGGCAAAGGCCTGCTTCAGGCTGTTCCGTCCGTGATTGCAAATCTGCCCCAGATCTGCCAGGCAATCTTCGACGTCTTCACGGCATTTCGCTGGCTGGACATCGGCGGTCACATCGTGGACGGTTTGTGGAACGGCCTGAAATCCGGCTGGACAGGTCTGATTGCAAAGGTCAAGGGACTGGCAGATATGCTGCCGGATGTTGTCAAGAAAGTCCTCGGCATCCACTCGCCTTCCAAGGTCTTTGACGAGATTGGCCTGAACATCTGCAAGGGTCTTGCGCAGGGTCTGACCACAAACGAAGAGCTGCCGGAGGATGCAGCGGCGCAAGTGGTGGCCTCTGTCACCAACACTGCGACAACCCTCGTGGACGGCATTGAAACCGTCACCCAGAGCATAACCGAGATCCTGAAGGACGGCACGCCCCAGCAGAAGCAGATCATCACCTCCACCGGCAAGGAGCTCATCGACGGCGTGGAGCGCACAGTCAAGACTGTGACCACCATCGCCGCTGACGGTACAAAGACCGTCAGCAAGACCATCGAGGACGCCGGGCCGCAGTTCTCCAGCGCAGCCGAGCTGCTGACCTACCAGTTTACGGAAAAGCTCAATTCCAGCTGGGAGCAGATCAACAAGTCCATTCAGAGCGATGTCATAGGCAGCATTCAGACGCTGTTCAAGGCGATCCAGGACGGCGATCTGGAAAGCATCGCCACATGGTCGGCGGCCTATTTCTGGAATGCCTGCACACAGGAGCAGCGCACCCAGATCCAGACCTTTGCCATGGACGCCCTGAGCAAGCTGTCCAGCTCGCTGTCTGGCGTGTTCCAGAACGTTGCGGGGCTGGCGTCCAGTTTTGTGAGCCAGTTCGTGCCCGCCGTTGCGGCAGCCACCACCGGGCAGACCGCCCTCAACGTGGCCATGGACGCCAACCCCATCATGTTGGTCATCTCCCTGATCGGCATGTTGGTTGGCGCGCTGGTCTCCTTTGCAAGCACCAACAAGGATGTCGCCTCCGGCTTCCAGCGCGTCTGGCAGGGCGTGGAGGATGTTATTTCGGTCGTCTTCGAAGGGATGCTCCGGTTCATCGGCCTCAGCGTGCAGGGCTTCGTGAGTGCGGTCAACACCATCATCGACACCTACAACTGGGTAGCAAAGGCCCTGAAGCTCAGCACCATCAGCCGGGTCTCAAACCCGCTGTGGGACCAGGCCGACAAGATCGCCGCCAAGCGCAAGGAGAACCAGGCAAAGCGCAAAGCCTCTTCGGAGGCCAAGGCCGCACAGGCGGCTCTGGATACCCAGTACGCCCAGGACTCCGGTGCCGCCGAGAAAAAGCAGCTGGAGGCCGAGTACGCCAAGAAAGCCGCAGAGCTGGCCAAAGCCAAGCTGTCCAGCGACAGTCCCGGAATGCTGGACGCCGAAAAGAACGTCGCGGCCGCGGACTACACCAAGTCGCTCGCTGACCTGGAAAAGAAGCTGCTGGATGCCCAGTATAAAAAGGCCACCGCTGAGCTCAGCAAGCGGACCGAGACGGACGCTGCGGCGCTGGCCGAACTAGAAAAGCAGATCACCGAGGCGGATAACACCATCCGGTCCGGCGATTTGGAGAAGGAGTTGCTGCGGGTCAACTACGAGAAGACCCTGAAGGAGCTGGAGGCCAAGTACCAGCCCAAGAAGGACAACACCAACTCCGGCAGTTCCAGTAACAGCTCGTCGAACGCCAACTCGGACGATCTGGCCGCCAAGATCAACGATCTGGAAAAGAGCTATGACCAGAAACTGCAGGAGCTGAAGAACACCTACACCAATAAGAGTGAAGCCCAGAGCGCTGAATACGAGCGCAAGCTGGCCGCCATGAAGGCTGATTACGAAAAGCAGCTGGCGTCCATGAAGAATCAGCTGGCAGAGTCGAAGACGACTTACGAGAAGCAGCTGGCCGAGCTGAAGAAGCAGCACAACAGTTCTTCCGGTTCTTCCGGCTCCAACAAGCCCGCCTCCACGCCGGAGCCATCCACCCCGACGCTGCCCGACAACACCGGGGCCATTGAGGACAACACCGCCGCCATTCTTGCGGCCAACGAAAAGCTGGCCGAGATGGTCCGGCAGGCCAACAGCCTGGTCCTCAGCGACAACATGGCTGTCTCCCGCAGCGTGGCCGCTTCCGGCACCGCACAGATCGCCGCAGCGGCCAACAGCTACCACCGGGACGGTGACACCAATATCGTCCAGAACATCTACAGCAAGGCCCAGACCGCCGCCGACCTCGCCCGCGAGACCCGCTGGGAGGCAGACCGGGCCAAGGCTACCAAGCACTAGAAAGGAGCGCCTGAATGGAACGACAAGACCACCTCATGCTCGTGACCGATGCGGGCGCGGAACTCCACCTGGGTTGGGATTACGGCATCCCCTACAGCATCGACCCGCTCAACGGCGTGGCCGTCGAGCTGCAGCTCGCCCAGGGCGTCAACCAGGTGGGCCAGACCGTGGAGGACCAGACCGTCGCGGGCGTCTCGCGGGAGATCATCGCCGACTGCTGGTCGGAGCACGGCGACGCTGACGCCGAACTGCTGCTCCGGACCCTGACCTACAAGACCAAGGGCACCCTCTATTTTGGCGACAAATGGTTCTGCCGGTTCGTGGTCAGCAAGACCCCGTACACCACGCAGATTCACGGTTTCCCCCGGCTGGACATGATGCTGTTCTGCCCGAAGCCGTTCTGGTATTCGCTCACCGCGGCCAGCTACACGCTGGGCGGCTATACGGCAGCGTTCCGGTTCCCGGTCAACTATGCCGCACCCCACCGATTCGGCACCAGAAATCAGAGCGCCTTTGTCAATGCTCGGAACGCCGGGGCCCTGCCGGTGCCCTTCACGGCGGTGCTGCGCAGCGATGCTGCTGTGGTCAACCCCTGCATCGTCAACGCCGTCACCGGCGAGTGCATCCGCATCCTGACCACCCTGACGCCGGGTCAGACCATCGAGATCTACCGCACCACGACCGACAAGCTGGCCGTCAAGCGGACCGAGAACCAACAGGACGAGAACATCTTCGCGCTGCTGGATGAGGACAGCGACCTCGTGGAGCTGGCCCCCGGAGACAACCCGCTCAAGACCGACGCCGACAGCGGCGTGGGCAATTTACAGGCCACTGTGACCTTCTACCCGATGTATTCGGGCATCCTGCCGGAGGTGATTGCTTGACGCTGGACGTTTTAGACGAAATCACCCTTGCCCGGCTGGGCTGCATCGAGGTCTGGGTGAGCCTGTATTGGGACGAACCCTACAACACCCTGACGGAAAGCAAGCTCGAAGTTCGGCCCACCACCGAGAACCTCGAACTGCTGCGGGAAGGCCGCTGGCTCAAGCGCAGCGACAGCAACGTGCCCATGCGCATCTGCCACCGGAGCAACGAGAACCAGGATGCGAACCTTGTCTGCACTCTGTTCCCCGCCACCTGGATCTTCTCGAAGCGCGTCAGCACCGAGACCGTCAAGGACGAGAACGCTGAGCAGGCCATGCGGCGATTAGTAGCCGCGATGCAGCCCTGGCCCCGGCTGGAGCTGGGCGGCGCGGTAGGGTTCGACACCCGCTACACCGCCCAGACCTCCGGCGGCAGTCTACTGGAATATTTCACCACCCTCGGCGCGGCCTGTGACCTAGGCTTCCGGGTGGTCCTCAGCGGCAAAAACACCGACAAGAAGCTCATCTTTGAAGTTTTCAGGCCCACGGCTGACCCTAATAACCGATTCTCGACCAAATGGGGCAACCTGCAGGGGGCCAGCTGGGCCTTCGGCGACAACGACTACTGCAACGTGGCCGTAGTACAGGGCGCAGGTGAAGGCGAAAACCGCGCCACCGTGGCGGTCGGCCTGACCGACGCCGCTGGTGCCGACCGGCGGGAGCTCTACGTGGACGCCCGCGACGTCCAGCCCGACGAGGAAAAGGGCGAGACCAACCAGAGCGCCGACTATCTGCAGCGCCTCATGGACCGGGGCACCAACAAGCTGCTGGACCAGCTCCGCACCGGCAGCATCGAGATCAGCCTCGACGCCGATCTTGCGCCCGGCGATGTGGCGTTCTGCACCCTGCCGGAGCTGGGCTACCGGGCAACGGTCCGAGTGGCCGACGTCATCACACAATCCCAGGCCAATGAGACCACCCGCACCCTGCGGCTGGGAACGCCGGTCTGGCACAGGCTCTAAGGAGGGATATTTTGAGCGCAATCACGACTTATCCCCTCAACGGCATCGACTACGACGCCCGCGACGCAGCAGGCTACAACGCCACCCGCACCTCCGGCGTGTACAGCGCCGATGAGGACTTCGCGGTCACGCCCGCAGGCGGTATCAAAGTGACCGTGAGCGCCGGGCAGGGCTGGGTCCGGCCCGCGCGGTTCGAGGGGTACAGCATCATCATGCGGGAGGCAGAGACCCTGACCCTCGCTCTCGCAGACGGCCAGCGGCCCCGCATCGACCGCATCGTCCTGCGGTTCGACGCGGCCAGCCGGAAGAGTTCGCTGCTCATCCTGCAGGGCACCCCGGACACCCAGCCCACGACACCGGCCATCTCCCGCACCGCCACCGTGTACGACCTCTGCCTCGCGGAGGTCACGCGCCCGGCGGGCAGCACGGCGATCACCGCAGGTAACATCACGGACACCCGTCTAGACGAACACCTGTGCGGCGTTATGTCGGACGGCGTGACCCGGCTCCCTACGGACCAGCTTTTGAAGGCAGCCCAGACGCGGATCAACGCCCTGGAGGAAAAAGCGACCAACAGCGCCAACGCTGCAGCCAAGAGCCAGAGCGCCGCCGCAAATAGCGCCGGTAAAGCAGCAGCCAGTCAGAAGGCCGCCGCAGACAGTCAGAGCGCGGCTGCAAGCTCCGCGAGTGCAGCGAAAGCTTCGGAGAGCAATGCGGCTTCGTCCGCTTCTGCTGCCAAAGCGTCCGAGACCAATGCAGCAGCCAGTGCAGAAGCTGCGGAGGCCAGCAAGACGACGGCTGTGAAAGCCGAAGAAAACGCCACAAAAAGCGCAGCATCTGCCAAGGAACAGGCAGACCGGGCCGCAGCAATCGTCAGCACGGATAAGACCTTGCGCATCGACGGCGCACCGGCAGACGCGCAGGCGGTCGGCGGCGAGTTGGATGAGTTGATGTCGATGCTCGTGACCGGCAGGCTGACCTTCGGGTTGTACACTGACGCAGGCGCTGTCCTGTGCACCTCGGATGGCGCGCAGCTGACCGCAGAAAAACACATCTAATAAGGAGGATACTATGGCAATTGCAAATGTACCTATTACAAGCCTGCCGGAAGCCACTTCGCCCAGCGCGAATGACTATCTGATTTTGCAGGGCAAAAGCACACAGAAAATCAAGTGGTCCGTATTGCTGGATAAGCTCTATCCGGTAGGTTGCATCTATCAGAGTGCCAGCTCGACCAGCCCTGCGAGCTTTCTGGGCGGCACATGGGAGCAAATCAAAGACCGCTTTATTCTGGCCGCTGGCGATACTTACGCGGCAGGGAGTACGGGAGGTGAGGCTACGCACACACTGACTGTCAACGAAATGCCAAGACACAATCACGATCATGTAATGTGGTACAGAGATCAAAAATTCGGCCTTAACGGCAGAGGTGGAGATGTTGGAAGTCTTCGGCTGGAGTTTTCGTCTGCGGATTGCACTGATGGCATTTGCACCGATTTCAAAGGTGACTCTCAACCACACAACAACCTTCCTCCTTATCTGACCGCCTACATCTGGCGGCGCATTGCCTAACGAAAGGAGCATCTAACGATGAAAATTATTGACATCAACGGCAACCCCACGGAAACCCCCGACCTGTCTTTGGGCTGGCTGGAAGACAAGACACAGACCATCCACTATGATGCTGTGGCGGGCGTAGAAGAAGTCAGCCACTACGAGACCCTTGCCGAGTACCCAAACGGCGGCAAGGACGTGCAGAAGGTGGTGGACGTGCCCGGCGTGGAAGCAAAAGACGCTTGGGACGAAGAAGAGCAGGTACAGGTGTACCACTTGTACACCGCTGAGGAACTGGCTGCGCAGGCCGAAGCCCGCGAAAAAGCTGAACAGCAGGCCAAGCTCCCCACCACCGCCGAGCGTCTTGCTGCATTGGAAGCGGCCATGCTGGACTTGCTGGCTGCACAGGAGGTATAACGGATGATCCAGTTTTATGTAACTCAAATCAAGCTACATCAGTTTGACGGCGCTTTTACCATTGAGGATGTCCCTGCCCGCTGGCGGGCCCGCGTACAAGCTGCGCTGGACAAGGAGGCGCAGGATGGCTAAGCACATCATGGACGTTTCCCGCTGGCAGGGCAGTATCGACTGGGACAAGGTCAAGGCAAGCGGGAAAATCGACGGCGTGATGCTGCGGGTGCTGGGCAGCCGAAACGGCCAGCCCTACCCCGACC